TCAACTATCACCAGTCTGCAAGGTATTTATGTAGACGATTTAACTGCTGGCACGAACAACTACGGCATCACGAGTGCTGTTTCTAGCGGCGCTAACAAGTGGAACATCTACTCCAGCGGCACGGCTAACAACTACTTTGCGGGCAACGTCGGCATCGGGACGAGTTCGCCAAGCAATCGTTTGCACGTTGTTCCTGCTTCGGGAAGCGTGGTTGCTCGTTTTGAGGGTGCGACATCTGGTCAATCCGCATATTTATTTGCTGGATCATCTACTCAAGGCGTTTCTAACTCTGATGGAACTTATGGATGGTTTGTTGATGCGGCTGGGTCAAACCTTCGCGCATACACTAACAACGCAGAGCGTCTCCGTATTGACTCCTCCGGCAACCTCGGTATCGGAACGAGTTCGCCTTCGTATAAGTTGGATGTTAACGGACTTGCTCGCATTACTCCAGCCTCTGGATATAACCTATTACATCAAACAAACGCAAGCCGGTATCGTTTGAATTTTCTAAATGATGCTGGTAGCACAAACATAGATGCAACTCTTAGAGCAGCAAGTTTCTTTTTTCAGGATAATGCTGGAAGCACAATTCTCAATCTTGACTCCTCCGGCAACCTCGGTCTGGGCGTGACGCCGAGTGCGTCTTGGTGGACTTCACTCAAATCTATTGGTATTGGTCGTCTTGGTAATGGTGTTTTTGGAAGCACTGGCGATGACGAAATCAACATCGGCGCAAACGTCATCAATACTGGCTCTGGAACCTATATCTACGGGGCTACAGACACAGCCTCCCTGTATCGCCAAGTAGCAGCGCAGCACGTTTGGTATTACGCAGGTTCTGGTACTGCTGGGGCTTCGTTAAGCCTCAATGAAGCCATGCGTATCAACGCCTCCGGCAACGTCGGCATCGGCACGACGAGTCCGGGGACAAAACTGCAAGTTAATGGCGGTGTTCAGTTTGGTGGTGTAGGGACAGACGGATACGTTCAATTTTTACGCTCCAGCGATGGTGCCGCAGTATCGTCAATGGCATTTGTTAGCGCATCAACAGAAGTCAAACTGAACAATGCGCTTTCTGGCCCGATGACTTTCTTTACCAACAACACAGAGCGTGCAAGGATAGACTCCTCCGGCAACGTCGGCATCGGCACGAGCAGTCCCAGTTCAAGATTAACCGTTGTAGGAAATAGCGGATTTCTTACCCTGGATGTTAATGGCCCCAGTAGCGCAGCCGGTCGCTTTGGCACGACCAGCGGTTCCGATTATGTTGAGATTGGCACAGACAGCCTGGTTATCGGCGCTGAAACCTATATCAGCAGCAACAAGACACTCCGCATATCTGCCACTACCGCTCAGTCTTGGCAAGTCGGCGGCAGCGAGCGTATGCGGCTCAATAGCTCCGGCAACCTCGGCATCGGCACGAGCAGCCCGACCGACACGCTCGGCTACGGCAGGGCATTGGATATTCAGAGCAATGCCGGAGCCGCAGTCTATCTGCGCGACTCTGATAACACGAGTGAGTACACAGCGTTAGGATATGAGGGCGGCACAGCCAAGAACTTCAGCATTTACAACACAGCAGCGGGTGATGTCCGTATCTACACGAGCGGATCGCAGAGGCTAACTGTAAATAGCAGCGGCAATGTCGGCATCGGCACGAGCAGTCCGTCAAGCAGACTACATTTAAGCGGTGCTGCAACGGCTGATTCGCGTCTGACGTTTACACAAACAACGGCAGGGTTGAGCAGCCAGATTCAGCAAGGCTCAACTGGAATGGCTATTAGCGCGTTGGTTAGTCAGCCAATGCTATTTGAAACGGGTGGGGCAACCCGCATGACGCTTGACGCATCCGGCAACCTAGGCATCGGCACGGCGAGTCCTGCTCAAAAACTCCACATTTCTGGTTTTCAACTTTTTGAAAACGCGAATGAAATTCGTTGGAAAGATAGTGGCGGCACGCAAAGAACAGCCATTGTTCTTGATGCAAGTAACAACTTAAACATTGGAACATCTGCAAACGGAAATTTAATTTTTGTAAATGGAAGCACCTATACCGAACGCGCCCGCATCAACACCTCTGGCAACTTTGGCATCGGCACTAGCAGCCCGGGGCAAAAACTGGAAGTCGCAGGGACAATTAAATCCACGGCTGCGAACGGTCTGTTGCTGCAAAACTCAACGTCCACAGGTGCGAATTACATTCGCATGATTGATAGCGTTCAGAGTTCTTATTTTGGTCAGGAAGATTCGACAGGTTCAACCTTTGGACTGACGGCGTACTCCACGATCATCTACGGCAACGCTGCCTATCCAATGATTTTTGCGACCAACGGCGCAGAGCGTTGCAGGATCACCGCGGGTGGGGCATTTTGCGTTGGGTCAACCGATTACGCTACAGCCGTTGTACTTGCAAAATCTACAGCGGCAGGAACATCTGTTTACAATTCGTGGAACTCGGCAACATCTGGGACAAGATTTCATTTTGAATTCCGAGATGATGCAGGGGCAACGTCTCGCGGAAGCATCACAACCGATGGTGCAAATACCGCTTACAACACTTCATCTGACCGCCGCTTAAAGCAAAACATTGTTCCATGCGCCGATGCTGGGACGGTGATTGACGGGATTGAAGTAGTTGAGTTTGACTGGAAGTCTGGCTCGCATACACGCTTTGGAATGATCGCTCAAGACTTGCATCTGATTGCACCAGAAGCAGTTAAGACTGGCGACGATGGCGAGGAAGTAACCGACGCATGGGGCGTTGACTACAGCAAACTGGTTCCCATGTTAGTGAAAGAAATTCAATCATTGCGTGCGCGAGTCGCACAGTTGGAGGCAAAATAAATGGCTGATTCAGTAGTGTATACATGGTCTGTCACCGCAATGGATTGCTACCCGAACGAGGGCGGCAACTCGGATGTGGTGTTTAACGTGCATTGGACTTGCGCGGGTTCGTTCGTGAACAATTTTACCGGCAGCGTCTATAGCACTTGTGCTGTTCCTGCACCAGAAGGTTCGTTCACTCCCTATCCTGACCTGACGCAAGATCAAGTCCTCGGATGGATTTGGGCAAACGGCGTGGACAAGGCTGCGACCGAGGCGGCGGTAGACAAGCAGATTCAAGATCAGATCAACCCGCCGGTGGTTTCTCCGGCACTTCCGTGGAGCGTTTAATGGAACCCGTCAAACTAGAAATGACCCTTGAAGAAGCGGTCGCTATTGTCAATCTGCTCGGCTCACTGCCCACGGCTCAAGGCGGCTATCCGCTCTGGGCGAAGTTGAAGGAGCAAGTGGAGTCGATGCTGCCGAAGCCGGAAGCAAGCGAGGGCTGACATGGATGTCCAGATCCTGTTCAACATTGTTGTTGGCATAGCGGGCCTTTTTGGTGGCTGGATACTGAATAACATCAGTCAGTCGATTCGCATACTGGACAAGGACGTTCGCAATATGCCTTTGACTTATGTAACGCAGATTCATTATCAGCGAGACATTGAGGATATTAAGGGCATGTTGGGCAGGATCTTCGACAAGCTTGATGAAAAGGCAGATAAGTAATGGAGATGGGGGTTATTGAAATCCTCATTAAAGCATGGCCAATATTGTTAGCCATCATTACGCTCATCATTGTTCTGGCAAAGCTAGATCTTCGCGTTGCAGTGCTGGAAGAAAAGATGAAGACCTTGTTTGACTTGTTTAACAAAAGGGCAGACAAATGAATATGGAAGCCAAATTTCGCGGGGCTATTAAATCCCGCATGATGTGGGTCAATGCGCTGCTTGCAGTGCTGGGCGGTCTTGAGCTTGTCGGCTCCCATCTGACCACGCTGTACGGCACCGAAGTGGCTGCAACCATTCTGCTTGTTGGCGGTGTGACCAACATGGTGCTTCGCTCCATCACCACCTCGGCGCTTGAAGACAAATGATCCAAGCGCTGATCCCTACTCTTGCGCCGATTCTCGGTAAGGTCATTGGCAATCTGTTCCCCGACCCAGAGCAGAAAGCCAAGGCCGAAGCCGAGATGATGAAGGCCTTGCTCGCGCATCAAGCCGAGATAGAGGGGGCAGCGGCTAAGATCATTCAGACCGAAGCAGCTTCGCAGCATTGGCTGGCTGCTAACTGGCGACCGCTCACCATGTTGGTTTTTGTGTGCCTGATCGTCGCCCGATGGTTTGGGTGGGCAGCGCCGAACCTCTCGGAAGCCGAATACGTCAAACTCTGGAGCATCGTAGAATTTGGACTGGGCGGTTACGTGGTGGGTCGCAGCGTAGAGAAGATTGCGCCGTCTATTGCTGACGCCATGAGGAAGCGGTAATGGACTGGAAGTTTTACCCTAATTTCAAAGCAGAGGAGTTTAACTGCTCCCACTGCGGTGAGAACAAGATGACCCCGGAGTTCATGGGTAAACTCCAGTCATTGCGTAATTCCTATGGTAAGCCCATGCGGGTAACAAGCGGCTACCGTTGCCCGAAGCATCCAATAGAAGCCAAGAAACCGGCTCCCGGTGCGCATGCTTCAGGGTGTGCGTGTGACATAGGAGTAGAAGGAGATGATGCCCATAGACTTCTGAAGTTCGCCATGATCCTAGGATTTACAGGCATCGGCGTTCAGCAGAAGGGGTCTGGCCGGTTTATCCACTTGGATACGCTCACTACGGGAGTGCGGCCTACTGTTTGGTCCTATTGACTTTTTGCTACACTAGAGCCATTTAGTCTTGCCCGACTGGTAAGACGCGGGACTTAGGAGAGGTTTATGCCTGCGTCGATGACATTTACCAGTTTGCAGTCGGACATCCGCAACTACCTTGAACGCGGTGGCGCGACCGACCCTATCGTTTACGAGCAGATTCCCCGGCTGATTACGTTGGCCGAGCGGCGGATTGCCCGTGAACTAAAGATCCAAGGCTTCCAGACAGTGGTCAATACAACCCTGCAATCTGGGGTAGCGGTTTACCCGAAGCCGGATCGGTGGCGCGACACCATCAGCATCAACTACGGCACCGGCACTAATAACAACGTGCACACGCCTGTGTTTGCCCGATCCTACGAGTACATCCGCTCCTACTGGCCGAATGAGACGACTACGGGTGGCCCGCAGTTTTACGCGGACTACGACTACAAGCATTGGATTTTTGCGCCGACCCCGGATGCTAACTATCCGCTGGAGGTGCTGTATTACGAACTGCCGCCGTTGCTGGATGACGCCAACCAGACGAACTGGCTGACCGAGTTTGCGCCGAACCTGTTGCTGTACGGAGCCTTGGTTGAGGCTACGCCATTTGTGAAGGACGACGAGCGCGTCCAGTTGTGGCAGTCCTACTATGACCGGTCGCTGGCGGCGCTTAATGGCGAGGATCTACAGAAGATTGTTGACCGGTCCACGAACCGGCGTGAGGCTTAACCATGACTACAACCTATACGCAGACGTTCGGTGGCACGACGATCTATCCGAGTGATGTCTCGTATCGCTATGTATCGTTAACGATTGATCAGGCGCTTGACTGGCCGTTGGAGTCGGCTCCGACTACGGATGTCGTTTCGGCCATCATGGACGTTAATCCGACGACGACCAGCCTTGTTATTACGATGCCGGATGCGACCGAGGCTTCGACTGGCGAAACGGTTTTGTTTAACAACGTCGGTGCCAGCACATTTACGGTTAAAGACTACGGCGGGACTCAGATTTGTGCGGTTCCGAGTGGCGCAACGTTCCAGATATATCTGACCAACAACAGCACGACGGCTGGCACTTGGCGCTCGTTCCAGTACGGAGCTTCAGCTTCGGCTAGTAATGCTTCTGCGCTGGCTGGTCTTGGCATCAAGGCGATTGCAACGACTCTCAACCAGTCGATGCCGGTCAGCACGTTCAACACAAACTACACCACCGGTAGTAGTGACCGAGCAAAAGTGCTCGTATGGAACGGTGGGGCAGGGACGCTCTCTTTAGGTTCAGCGCCGTCTGTAGGCTCGGACTGGTTCGTTAATGTTCGCAACAGTGGAACAGGCGATCTGGTCATTGATCCTAATAGCTCGGAGTTGATTAATGGAACGGCTACGCTGGTGTTGTCGCCCGGCGACAGTTGTATTGTCGTCACGGATGGCGTGGAGTTTTGGACGATTGGCTTTGGTCAGGCTTCTGTCTATGCCTTCACGCTATTGTCGATTGATATTTCTGGCAGCGGCAACTACACGCTCTCTATCGGAGAGTTGAACAAGACTGCTTACATCTTCACCGGCACGCTGACCGGCGACAGAGAGATCATCGTCCCCAATACGATACAACAGTACTGGGTTAGCAACCAAACTAGTGGCGCATATCAGTTTGGAGTGAGAACCTCTGGTCAAGCATCTCCCGGCGTGACGCTGGCTCAGAATGCGAGAGCCATTTTCTACTGCGATGGCACGGATGTGGTTGACGCTGATACGTCCACGGTTTCGTTGCCTGTGCAGATTTCTCAAGGTGGTACAGGAGCTACGACGGCTTCTAGTGCTCGCACCAACTTGGGAGCAACCACGGTGGGCACCGCAGTATTTACGGCTGCTAGTCAGTCGGCTGCTCAGATTGCCCTTGGTCTTGACCCGATTGAGGGCGGTACGTACTAATGCCGTTGCAGCCGGTTATTGTTCGCTCTGAACCCGGTATCAAGCGCGACGGTACCAAGTTCGAGGGTAATTATTACGTTGATGGACAGTGGGTCCGGTTTCAGCGTGGGTTGCCAAGAAAGATAGGCGGCTTTCGCGCAGTCCAAGATTCTTTGGACAACATTGCGCGTGGCATGTACATCCACAACCACAACTCTTTTACCTATGTCCACATCGGAACATCGGATGGTGTTTTCCGTTTTCGGTTAGATCAGAACAGCTTAGCCAGCAACATCATCAACCGAACTGATCCGGCTTACGTTTCTAACGTCAATGCTTTGTGGCATTTTGATGTGGCGTACAACACCACAACCAATCAGAACGAAATACTGGCTCATGTTTCTAATGACGTTGAGGACATCTCGTCTGATGCTAGCGGACAGCTTTACCGTGGGTACGACAACGGAACAACTCCATTATCCCCAGTTCCACAGGTAACCGTATCGGGCGGCATAGTTGCTTTGGCTCCGTATGTGTTTGCTTATGGCTCCGATGGCTTCGTTCAGTGGAGCCGCGCTGGTTATACGGACGACTGGACTGGAGGTGACTCTGGTGCCGCTCGTGTTACTAGCCAAAAAATCTTAAAAGGTTTGCCGCTTCGCGCTGGTGCAGGCAATGCGCCTGCCGGTCTTTTCTGGTCGTTGGACTCGGTGGTTCGCGCCTCTTACGTTGGCGGATCTGCGGTGTTTCAGTTTGACACGATCACCTCGCAGTCAAGCATCCTCTCTGGCCAAAGCGTCATTGAGTATGACGGCATCTACTTCTGGTGCGGCGTTGACCGATTCTTGATGTTCAACGGTGTCGTGCGTGAGGTGCCAAACAGCCTAAACCTCAACTGGTTCTACGACAACCTGAACTACGCCCAACGGCAAAAAGTTTTTGCATTCAAGATTCCTCGTTGGGGCGAGATCTGGTGGTGTTACCCGCGTGGCAATGCGACCGAGTGTACGCATGCGGTGATCTACAACGTGCGCGAGAATACGTGGTACGACACGGAGTTGCCCGGTGGTGGTCGGTCTGCCGGTCAGTACGCGCAGGTATTTAACTCACCTTTGGCCATTGGGGTCATTGATACGACCGATACGAATTTGCGCGAAACCGAAAACGATGATTTGCGTATTACCGAGAATGGCGACTACCGCATCATTAATAATCAAAAGGGCTACGTGGTTTGGCAGCACGAGTACGGCACCGACGAAATCAACGGCACAGAGATTAGGCCAATTCAGTCGTTTTTTGAAACAGCAGATATGTCGCTAATGACCAGCGAACAACCTCAAAACATGGCGGTTCGCGTTGAGTTCATTGAGCCTGACTTCGTGCAGTCTGGAAACATGACCGTGCGAATTACTGGTCGCGCCAATGCTAGAGCAGGCGAAGTCACAAGCGACCCGCAAACGATCTATTCCAATTTGACTGACCGTCAGCAACAGTTGGTTTATTTCCGCGAGATTCGCCGTGAGTTACGGTTCCGCTTTGAGAGCAACATACTGGGTGGCAACTACCAGATGGGGCAAATTATTGCTCATATCGAACCGGCTACGGGCACGGTCTTGGGAGAGAACCCATGACCCGCTTGGTTGATCCGAGAACCATGCGGCTGCAAGATTGGGCGGACGTAACCGTTTATGATCTTGAGCAGTTTGGCCCAATAGCCCGCTTGGAAAACGAATCTGAGTGGCAGAATTGGGCGGCTGGCATCATTGGCATCAATGGGATTTCCCAGCAGAACCCGCCGTCGCCTTATCAGTATGACGATTGGCGCGAATGGGCAATCCGTTTCTATCAAGTTTTGGATTAGGTGAACTATGGCAAGACGTAAAGAAGCGCGAGAGGATTTGAGCAGGGGCGCGTTGAGCACGGTGGCTCCGCAGCCAGAGGCTCCTTCCACTTCGTATTACACCTACGGAGCTATCCCGTCAGCCACGGTTGCTGCTGATCCTGAAGAAGATCGGCGGCGCATTGCAGAGCAGCAAGAGCAGGCCCGTCGAGCGGAAGAGGCGCGTGTTGCAGAACAGCAACGTCAGCAGCAGTTGGCTGAGATGCAGCGCCAGCAGGCTTTGGCCGCTCAACAAGCGGAGGCCGCTCGACTGGCAGAAGTGGCTCGTCAGCAAGAAGCTGCTCGTGTTGCCGCTCAACGTGCAGAAGCCGAACGTGTTGCTGCTCAAAGGGCTGAGGCCGAACGTGCTGCTGCTCAGCGTGCAGAGGCTCAACGAGTTGCTGCTCAGAAAGCAGAGGCTGCCCGCGTTGCTGCGGAACAACGGCGACAAGCAGATGCTGCTCGTCAGGCCGAGGAAGCCCGACAGGCTCAGATTGCTCGTCAGGCTGAATTAGATCGCTTGGCTCAACAAGAGGCTGCGCGAGTGGCTGCTGAACAAGAGGCTGCGCGTGTTGCGGCCGAGCAGGCTGCGCGAGTACAAGAACCCGTTGGGGCATTGACTGCGGTTTCTACGCCGGAGCCTGTTGGTCCGTCGCCGTTGAGCGTGGCTGAACCCCCTTCTGCACCACCTGCTGCACCACCTGTTGTAACCCAAGAGCCAACTCCAAATATTTTTGTTGAGGGGGCCACTACTCCCGAAAGCACTGGCTTGAACATGGGTGCGCTTGATGAGTTGTTCGCCAACCTGCGTAAGAATCAAGAACTACAAAAGCTGGCACTTGAGCCGGGACTTCTTCAACAGGGTTTCACTGGCACATCTGGTGTTACCACTCCGCCTTCTGGCGCTGGGATACAAGCAACGCCAACTCGCGCTGAAGAGCCTGCTATTGATTTTGAAGTTACGCCAGAGATGGCTGGTGCTTTGCAGGAAGTGGCTAAGCCCGCTGCAATTACCGACGCTGAGAGAGAAGCTGTAACAAGCAATCCTCGCGTGCAGGCCCTTCAGAAAATTAGCGATCAACTCAAAGCAAATGATTTTGCTGGCGCGTTTGATAGCGCTTTGGCTGCGGAACGTGATCTTGGCGGAGACTTTGTTGGAAACATAATTGACTCCAACAAACTTCGTGAATTGCGCGGCCCAATGACGGCTGACGAGATTGCCAAGTTCTACAATGAAATGCCTTCTAAGGTTTTTACAGAGAGATACATTGGTCCCGGCAATGAATTTAGTAAAGAGCAAGCTATCGAGCGAAATGTTGCCGCACTTGGTGGACAGGCTGGCTACGTTGATCCGATGCTGGGGGTTAAAGCCAAGGAGACGCTGCTGAGCAAACTGCCGGTTAAGGAGCTTACCATGTTAGCTGCGGCTGCCATGGGTGCTACTGCAATTCCCGGCTTGTTTGGTGCTGGTGCTGGTAGTGGGGCTGGCGCTGGTGCGGGCGCGGGGGCGGCTGGTGGTGCTGGAGCAGGCGCTGCTGGCGCTGCTGGCGCTGGTGCGCTGACTGGCGTTGTGCCGACTGGCTTGATTCCGGGTGCGGTGAGTGCTGCTGGTCTTGGTACGGCTACGTTCCCGATTGTTGCTAGTGGCGGGTTAACTGCTGCTCAACTTGCCGCTTTAGGCGCTGGCGCGGCAGGTGCTGCGGGTGCTGCAAGTGGTGGCGCTGGCGCAACACCGACTACACCGGCTGAACCGGGTCCTTTAGATGAGGTCGTGGTGACTGGCACGAAGGCTCCGGCTGTGCCGATTGTTCCGCCGGTTGTACCCCCAACTACTACTCCGGTCACATTACCCGAGGCTCCGCCGCAGTTTGAAGAGCCGCCTTTAGAAATTGCTGACGAAACTCCATGGTATTCCGATCCTTTGGATGAAGTTATTGTTCAGACCGGGAAGCCAATTCCTATTGACCTGCCA